GCGGAAGTGTATAAACACCGTCATCATGCTGCCTCAAATCCTCCTCACCACTTTGCTCACCATGCTCCCTGGCCTAGCTCCCATGCCCGAACTCTCTACCTATGAGTGGTTGGGCCTGCCCGGCCTGCGCACGGTGCGTCACGTGTGCGAGTCCTCACCTCTACCCGCCGCCCTTCACTGGGTGGTATCCAACACACTCATTGACCAAGACCGCCTGGAATACCTCACCGCTGCTTGTGAGAGACGTGCTGATGCGCGTGCCTCCCTGCATGCACTGACGGCTAACAGGCTCTGGGTCGGGACAGTCCCCGAACTGCCACATGTGTGTGCCAGGCTCAACAGCCGCAACGGGTATATTGGGGTTCCACACGTAGTGATCAGGTGGCTTGAGTCAGCCCAACTCGTCCTGGCAACGCTGCCCAGCTTGTTCCTCGTAGGCGGTCTACTCTCGACTGCCCTCTTTACTTGCATTGCCGTTGCCATTGTCCGTTATCGGTGTACTGCGCACGTACAAGTGGCGTGCCAGTCTCCACCATATACCCACCGTCAGGTGGGGCAGATGATCACTCAGCGTCTTGGCACGTGGGCCCCCTGCGCTTCTGGCGACAACCTCCACGGCCACCTCGCTGACGTGCGACGCACCCTGGAAGGTGCTTGCTTCCATGTCCTCAAGAGCCTCACCGGTTCCGCAGGACGCCTGCGCGACATTGGCGGGTCTCTAACCCGCAACGCCAGGCTTGGTAAGAAACTCCATGTGTGTTTTCCCTGCCTCACCACCGCTGATGCAGCGCGCCTCCACGGTGCACAGACCAGCAACGATGTGGGACACCATACCGGACAGGACTGCCCAGTATCTCACCTCCCATCTATCATGACTTACGTTGACTTCCACATGACTCCTAGTCAGTTGGTTAAAGCCATCAAGAGCCCCACCCTCATAGTCACCCATGACTTCGCTAGGGTAGGAGACCGTGAGTCTTGGTTCGGAGATGAAGCCATCGTGGAGAAATTTGGTTCCAGTGTTACCATGACCGTCAAGGGTGGATTTACTTACACCCACGGATACCACTCATGGGGAGCTGAAGGCACCGTATGCACCAGAGACGGAGCATTTCGGTATACTAGGGTGTATGACAACCACCACTCTGTCATACTTTGGTGTTGCCCCTTGGCTGGGAGCTTCACCCCGTCTCGTGATAATGAACTAGTGAGTTCAGTCGGAGTTGTTGATCACCTCGTTTGTGGAGATGGTACCAATGCTGCTGTCAGTGGTGGCAAGTACGTCTTCCAGGCAGGTAATCGCACACTCGGCACAGTCCTTGCCTCGACAATCGTGCGGGTGGCCTATCAAATGGCCACTGGCGCGCGCGACGAGAAGTGGCTAAGTAACCTGCGCAACTTGTTGCGCGGCCGTTTCACTGCCGACAAGCAGGATGAGAACCTCCTTCCTCATGCTGCTGATGTATGTGTGCAGCTCGCCGACCGTATGGGGACCACCTACACCAACTCGGTCCTGGGTGACCCCTCTTCTTACTCGTTCATCGTCCGCCCCTTCGTGAGATATGCTGCAGCTGCATGGCACCTAGTGCCAGCGCCAGTGGCAGCATGCCTGCGCTGGGCTACCACTTGTGTAGCGCAGGTAACATACGTCCGTTCTCCCTTGACGGCGTGGGCATGGTCAACTGTGAACGTGCCATCTTACGAGGTGTTCTGGGATCAGCTCGCAACTGTGAACCCATCCCGCCCCGTGCCCGGACCCTTTCCGGCCACAGGGGCGGGCTCTTCTGCCGCCCCTGCTCAGCAACCGCACAGCCTTCCCGGCAAAGACGACGGAGCATCAGGCAGTAGGGATCCAGAAAAGAGTTCTTGCGGTAGTACCCCTGCCGCACCCAGCACTGGTGGACAACCAAAACCTGCCGCGGCCCTTCCACCCCAGCCCCTCGCTACCCCCCCCATCCCGCTACCTCGAACCACTTTCCCAGCAGTCACCCCAGTGGCAAGCAAGAGTGGCCAAGATAGCGGAGCGGCTGCACAAGCCCCTAGGGACGACAAGCGAGGTGTGTCTGCTGGAGGAAGCAAAGGAACCAAGAGACCCGTCTCTATCCCCCTTCCGCCGCACCCCTCTGAGACAGCTGGCGCGCGCCTTCCTCCAAAGGCCCGAGAACGCGTGGCTAAAGGACCAGCAGCCAATGCCGTTCGACCAGTGGGTGTCCCGGTTCAACCCGTCAAGACAGACCCAGCTCAGAGAAGGACTGATCCAAGCCCAACGACAGGGGCTATCCCCAAGCGACGCCGTAATGAAGGTCTTCATCAAGACGGAGACCTCACCAAAGGGAACGGATCCGCGCAACATCAGTCCAAGGCAGCCCCAGTTTCTAGCGGTTCTGGGGCCCCACGTGGCCAGCCTGGAAAAGGCAGCCGCAAGAAGCCCCTATCTGGTAAAGGGGCTAACACCAACCGAAAGGGCGCGCAAGCTGGCGCCCTTCCGGCGAGGCGCCGTGATTGAGACGGACTTCTCGAGGTTCGACATGACCGTGTCTGCTGATATCATCACAACCGTGGAAAGGATGGCCTTCAGACAGGCGTACCCAAAAGGGCTGTTCCCTCTTTTTGACGAAGCCCTGCACTTGCTCACCTCCATGGTGGGCATAGGTACCCTTGGAGCCACCTATACCGTAGAGGGGACTAGGGCGTCTGGTGATGCCCACACGTCCATTGCTAACGGTATCATCAACCGGTTCGTGATCTGGGCGTGTCTCCGACACCTACCCTGCCCATGGTACAGTTTTCACGAGGGCGACGACGGGGTAATCTTCATTGATAAGCCCCACGCCGCCCAAGCTGTCGAGTGCCTCCAGTTCGCTTTCACTCTCGGTTTCCGGCTCAAGTGCGTTGTACCCAACCCGATGGGAAGTGCCACATTCTGTGGTAGGTACACGTGTCTTGACTGCGGTCGTGAGCATTGCGATGTCATACGCACGCTCACGAAATTCCACATCAGCCATCGCCCGGGATCAGCACAGTCACTTGTCTTGGCTAAAGCTTACTCCTATGCTAGTACAGATTCGCACACACCCATCGTGGGACCCTTGTGCGCTGCGCTCATTCACCACCTCCAGCCACTCGTCAACATCAGGACGTTGAGGAGACGGCTCAATCACCTTTCATGGTATGAGAGGGAGCGTGCTGAGCGTGGCATCGGTCATACTGACTTCAGTGTCTCCCCCTGTTGCAGGGCTTCTGTCGCGGAGACTGCCAGTATTGATCCTGTACTGCAAGCTGCTGTGGAAAAGCAGGTTTCTGCGTGGCGAGAGGGCGTGACCGTCGTGTCCCCCTTGGAAGTTCTGGACTACTTAGTTGACGGGCCGCAACTTGTAGTGTATGATTAGGCCCGGACGTAGGACTCTGTCCGAATCGTCACGATGCCTGGTGCTAAGCCCAAGCCCCAACGCGTCACCAGAACTCCCCGCAGAAATGCCCAACAGCGCTCAGTCACCCAGCAACTCCAGAGCACCAGACAAGTGGTCAACTTGGTAGCTTCCAATGCCAACCACCGTCCGGTTGATAACTCAACACACCGCCTGAATGGGTCAGACTACCTCGGAGAGGTCACCACCGCCACCCCGCTCACCGCCAAGAACACCGTGAGGCTGTCCATGCAGCTTTCCCCCACGGGTTTCAAAGGCACCAGAGTATCGGCACTCGGTGAACTCTATGAGAAGTACCGGTACCGGCGCGCAGTCGTGCGTTACGTACCAGCCCTGCCAGCCACCGTTGGTGGCCAACTGCTTGCTTATGTCGATCAGGACCCCAAGGATGACCCCAGGGAAGTCCAGGACCTGAAAGCCTTGCGAGCCATGGCCTCCTCTTCCAGCGGTGCGCAAGCATGGAACTTGCCTCTAGCCAAGAGCATCACGATGCCTGGCACCAATGAGAACAAGTGGTACTACACTGGCCACCAGGAGGAAAACCCCCGCCTCTCCGTGCAGGGAGTGTTGCACCTTCTCCAGATGACCGATGCAGTAGGCACTGATGGCCAACCATTAGCTGCCAACAGCGTCGCTGGCACTCTGTATCTTGACTGGGTACTCGAATTCAAGACCCCGCAGATGAACCCCGAGCTCGTCGCCGCGGCCAAAGGGTACGTCCCAGACGTCCCCATCGGCCCACCTGGAGGCGGCAAGCATGTGACTCTAGACACGCGCAAGCTGGGTGACCAGGCCTCATCCTGGATACCAATCCCCAGCGAGGACGGTTTCATTACTGTCCGCAACATCGTGGGCTGCCAGCCTAACGATAAGCTGATGGAGCACAAGGGAAACGGCTTCTGGATCGGTGTATACTGGTCCGAGACCGGTTCATACTCGGATGACCCCTTGGCAAACCCCATTTGGCGGGTGAAGTACATAAACCACCCGCTCTCAGGGGACATGTGGACCAGCTGGTTCTACCTGGCCGACGACGACAGTTCCATGTCACCGTTCATCCCGCCAGCAAATGCCAAGTACGTCACCTTGATCGAGTCCACGGACTTTCCTAGTGGCTCTGAGGTCCCAGTTGACCCGGTCGACACTCCGCTATACACGGGATGCCGAGTCGACATCATGTGGACCCACGTCAAGGAAGAAACCGACCTCCTCGTGAGGCGGTGAGCGCTGGCCTCAACCTCTTTCTCCTCTCACTGACCATTTCACCCCCTCTTCTCCTTTCCCCGGCCCACCCCAAACCCGCGTGCTGCACGCGAGGGGCCCG